GTGTAAATAGAAGTTTGAAATGATAATAAATGCTGAAGATCTACTCTTAATCGAAAAGGTCCACTTCATTATACTGCAGCTCTGTATTCATAGGAGCAGGAGGATAAATAACGAATTCATCATCATCATCATAAAGCCTACCGTCGATCTCTTCTATCATCTGATTCAGCTTATCTACAAACCAACCATCACTCTCTTCTCCAGGAACTGTGTCAACTATCATGCTCATCAGTGTTATCATCAATGCTCTATCTGAGGGCTGTGCTTCTCTAGACATTCTTTTTAATATTCTCATATAATACTTGTAAGAGCTGTTGGACAACCTAACATTCCCATTAAATATATAATAACAGTTGTCACCGAAGATCGACTTCACTTCTGCGGTTAGAATTCTATCCTCTAAAATGCCTTGGAACCCAGGCAAGAATGACTTCTTTGCAACTCTTTTCTTGAAAATGTCTAGATTAGACGTTACAACTTTGTTGATGTCTGTTATGTAGCTGTCTAACAAAGAGTCTATATCTAGTTTGTCAGGGAAAAGAGCATTTACGAGCCTACTGTCGAAAATGCCTAGAGTTTTAAAAACAGACATGGCCTCAGCTTTGCTTTTCACTATTTTCGGCACAAACTTTAATTCTGACTCTTTATTCTCTTCTATAAAATCTAGGTCTCTAATGATTTTAGATTTAACCTCTTTAATTTCAGATACTGGAGATCTAGGCAGGTGTTGGTCACCAGGGAAACTACTCTTAAAGAATACAGTACCGCCTAAAGTTTCCTTACTGAAGGTTCCCAATCCTAACCAAGGATAAGAGACATACTCTACCGGGTTGTAGATGTCAATCCTTTGGTATTCTTGGTAAGCAGTAGGTTCACATAAACCTACCGTGTCTCTCTTAGACATAGATACAATCTGTAAGATGTCTTCACCGTCATAGTGTCTATCAGCTCTATTTGCTTCGAATTCATCTTCATCTGCAGCCCCATTACAGTCTACATCTGCATCTAGAAGAAACTCAGCTTCCTCTCCTTCATATATGCAACCCTTTCTTTTTGTAGAGTACTCACAGATGTCTAGAGTATCAGGAGATTTCTTTTCGCTGTGGAATCTGACCCTGGAGAGTGCATAATGTCTGTATCTAGCATTGCCGTCTTCATCAACAAAGAATCTGACCAAGTTGGGCACTAGCTTTAGGATTAAGCCTTGCATCATGCTGACAAGGTTAGCATAGTAACTACTATGTACTGTCATTGATGATAGCAGCACATTTTTTGACACAACATCCCAGAAGACCTTAGGGTTGTCAGATTTAGATCTCAAAAGCCCCAATGCTAACAGCTCCGGTAAGTAGCTAGCCTTATAATCCTTCTCTACAATATTCTTAATCAGGCTCCAGTAGGACTTTCTCCCTTCCTGATATTGAACTGCGCTGTTGGTTTCAGGGTTCAACGACATGGCTGCGTGGATGGCATCTATACAGCACACAAATACATCCTTTAGGATTTCTGCAGGGATTAACTTAATGCTTCCTGCCACCATAGTTTCAAAGACATGTTTGTGTAATACTACAGCAGTTCCTAAAGCTTCCAAGCCTAGTTTGTTCTTCACCCTAACTAAACACTCCTTATCGTTCACGGTCAAAGGATTGCCGCTTAAAGCTTTCTCAAAGGACGTCTTCTCTGTAGCAGTCAATCTCGCATAATTTACCTTCTCGAACATATCTAGCAAAGGGACACCTTCTACAGAATCAAACTCTATGACGCCTTTATTGATAAATGCATGGTTATAGCTGCTACGGTATCTGGTCAGTCCAGCCTCATCGGATAATGCAAGAGCTCTCGTAAATGACCCTGGCTGCCCTAATAGCCCATTGCGTACATACTTGTCGCTTGCACCACCCATATGTCTAGGATCTTCGAGCAAAACCTTATACATTTTTGAAGACAAAAACTCCTTGATTAGGAAATCTTCATCGATTTCTAGATCAGACTTATAGATAAGCTCTTTGATGCCTTGAAGCGAATGAGTGTCATAAAATAGTCTGTTCACATCACTGATGGAGTATATTTTGAAGTCAACAGCTCTATCATCCAAAAAGAATTTGCTTCCTCTTCTATGAATTAAAGGAGTATATTTTTCTCTAATAATAACCTTACTACCTGGCACAACAATGGCCTTGGTGCAGAGTTGAGGTACATAAGGCGTATCGAAATCGTTGAAGGCTAACTTAGGTACAGAAAATCCTGTGTGATCAAAGGCTGGCAGCTCATATCTGATACCTCTAGATACGCAAAAAATTCTGAATAGAGACCAAAGACTTGACAGGCTATTTGGGTCAGAGACTTCCCAAGTGGTGGAAAGTTTGCCTTCGATGTCCAAGCTAGTAACTGTTCCAAAAGTCGTATAGAGAGTAAAATCAGCATTTGCATACCAAATGTTCTTACCTCTTCTTTGCCTTTTATGATAGTCTACAAAAGATAACTTTGTTCTGAACTCTACATTTTCTGTCTCTCGACACATCTCATCAAAATGCCTTACTAGTCTAACTAACCGAGGCTGTTCTTTACAAGTTTTGCAATCAGAGAGCGACTTCAGCATCTGTGTCAAGTCAATAGCGCCTTGTTCTCTAAGTTTGACTAACAAATAGAAATGCTTGAGGTCATCGTAATTTCTTGCTTTCAAGTTAAATTCAGCTGGAGTGTAGAGCTGAGGTCTTTTACTAGAAATCTGTCTCTTTCTTGTTGTATAGAGCATCGAATAGGTAAAAAATCTTGAAGCCGTGTCAACATTAACTCCAGAAGGTAAGAATAGATAACCGCTTCTATTCTTCTCTTCAGATTCTTGAGGGTTGTACATCTTCAAAAACTTGACCTTGTCTTCTAATTTCCCTGGGAGTGAAGACATCAGGTACTCTTTCAAGCTGACATACTTCTCGGGATTAGGGAAAATGTTTAACAATCTTGGGTCCTTTTCTATCGCTGACAAGTATAATAGATTTTTTTGCGAAACTTGGACATCATACACCTCTACAGTGTTGTACACTATAGGCTTGCAGCTCTTATTTGTTAAAACTTTAAAGTCTGAAAGAGAGAATTTCATGGACTCAGTCTGCTCAAAATATGACATATAGTTTGTCTTAGGATACTCATCAAAGTCTGGCGCTGTGACAACCTCGGTGAGATAGACAGTCATATATACGTTGAGGAAATCTGTAAGATACATCGGGGTGTCATCCGCTAAAATGATTTGATGCTTATAGAACAAAGTAGCTAATGTTACCTGATCTGTGTCAAATCCTGTTAATGAGTAAACATATTTTCTGTCAAAAGTTTTGTTGACATGCTTCAAAACACTGATCAACGTATGTTTATCAGGCAATGTTGAGACAGCGGATAGCAAAGACATATTCTCTTCTGACACATCCTTTCTCTTCTCATAGGCCTTGTGAAACGGTAGTCTGTAACGCAGGGTCTCCGAAGATCCGATAACATAATCACCCGCTACCTCTAAGTATGCCCTGATACGCCTATTTCTGACATCATTGCTTTCTGTCAGATCCAGAAGACACTCTTGTGACTTGTTACCCACCATAATTAAGTGAATAGGATGGAAGTTGGGTACGCCGCCAAATGCCAAAGGTACTTTGGACAATCCACGGCTTCTAGGCAAGTGATAAGCTTTTCTGAGGAGTTCTGAACATGATAACATCAGTGAATAACATTGTAAGTATGTCCCTCCGCTATTGTAAAGATCTACAACCTTCCCGCAAACGGATGTGATATCATCGTACCAGCCACCTCCCTTGTTATCTAGTGCCACATTAGATAAAAATTTGTGCGTCATCGGAATGTATCTAGAGTCACAGTACATGATAGAGATCATCTCAAAACTTCGCTTCGACAAGCAGCATTTCTTCTTTGACATTAAATGGTTTAATGTTCTTTGAAATTTCTCATAATTGGAGTAAACCTTAAGACATTTTTCATAACTATTTGAGCTAATAACACCAGCACTATCATCGCTGTGAGCCAAGAAATTAGCACTAGCATTTTGATTCTTCAGGATAATGTCGTTGTAATACAGTTGTGAAGCAGCATGCATTATAGAAGATAGATAATTGAAAATACCCATCATGAAACTATAGGGCATAATCAACTCAAAGTCTCCATCAGATCTTTTAATTAAATATTCTTCTATATTAGCATATGCAGCATTCGCTTTCAGATTTTCAATGAACTTAGCCTGAATTCTGACTCGCTTCTTAAACATCAAACTCCAGAATTTAAAAAAGTAATTAGTGAAACTTTCCGGAAGATACTTAGACATGCCTCGTACAAAATAATAATACTTCCAGAGATTAGACCTAGGAGCCCACTTCCTGCAGTCCATAGTGCAGTACATCTGAACACCACTATCTCTTGAGTGCTCGAACATTTTGTAATGGATAAATTTCGGTCTTGAATTGCTTGGCCTTTGGATCAGCTCATTCGGGACGCTTTTACAGAGATAGGCAAAAAATTTCTCAATCGGATTCTGAAGGAGTTTAGTTGTGTCAGACATCACGTAGATCTCTCTTGAATCTTTATATTGACGCTTATCTTTCATGTCGAACTCTAGCACAAGTTCCTCCAGATCTTCTATCTTCTGCAAGAAGGTGATCTCGTTTTCTGAGATGAGCTTATTATAACCCTTTGAATCTTCAGGGAAGTTCTCAAGGACGGCATTGACATCGACCTTGATGTTGTCATAAATCACTTCATTACCCTTTTGACCCCAGAAATAGCCTTTAGCACTTCTCATACCTTTGCTAGTGGCAATTTCTGTGTATGACCTCTCCAAGAGCTCATTAGATTTGGTCTGCATTTCGGACTTGCTTAATGAAGATGAGATGTACGAACCTAAAAAGTCCCCGACAATAAATGCTACTTTTGGGTCGAAATTGAAATCATTCTTTTCTAGTCTGTCAAAATAATCATCCCCTATGCTAACAGAAGTTTTCTCCAAGCCGACTAACGGGTCTAAACTTCCCACGTGATCTAAGTAGTATCTATGTGTGTCGATCAAAGATTTAAGATTTTTTATGTGTTCATTGTGAGGGTTAAAGGGTGCTTTAGCCATAAACATCGTCTCATCAAATCTTTCAGCCACCAAGTCAAAATTGTCAACCGTGTGTGACCACATCAAATCAAATAACTTCTTCTCTTTGGCAGACTCATAGATATTCTTGTAGTTCATAGCAAAAGATCTTTGGAGGAAGAATATCAAGCTGTCAGTGTCTAGAACGGGCATTGATTGGACTAAGCTGATTAAGTCTGAATGGGTGCCTAAGGCATTCAGGTAAATGTATCTCAATGTAGACAACCAGACTTCCACTCTTCTCTTTTGAGAAAAAAGCATTAATGTTTTAATGCTCATAAATTTATTGAAGTCTTCCAGACCTAGACCGCTTTCAAGGCTTGACGAGATATAATACGATGAGTAACTATGGAAGAGTTCTACTCCCTTTTTTAAATACTCAAATCTAAGCATTCTCCAAGGTGTAAGAAGATAAAATTGACCGTTATTGCAGAAAATAGTATTACTAGATGAACGAACAACTGAGGCCTGAGTTTCGGTCACTGGTAATATCATCCGAAAAAATCTACTCACCTTGGTTCTTCTAATAGTCTTACCGCCCTTCACTATTAGAAGGGTCTTAGAGTTGCCTAGATTGTCATAGACAAAATCATCTTTGTTCAGCTTGATATTCGAGTAATACATCAACGAGTACGACATTTGAGATATGGTCTGTAGTGAATGTGCCAACCTGGTTGTTTTAAAAGGCTCAGCAACACTATCCAATAACACTCTCATTTCAGAACAGAAGTCAGCCAGAGTTCCTCCCAAAGGGTCTGTATTGCTGTAAATATCATCAGAAACACTTTTGGGAGTGGGAGAAAACAGCTCGCTGAGAAGAGAGCGGTACATGGTTTCTACTTCGCCATAGTCTAAATTCTCCATGCAGTAGTGCTGATTTTTTATGCTAGCAAAGTGTGTCGTCTCTAAATCCCATCTAGACTCCACCTTCAAGTTGATCTTCATTCTGTTTGAATAAGCACGTCGGCTCGGCTCAGATACCAACTTGCTCAACATAGAACGGGTTTCTCTAAATGAAATCATGGACTGGGCAAAGTGATCATCAAGAGGTAAACTTTTCAATTTCTTCATTGGCATCTTATTATACTTAGCATACTGAGCACCGAGCGCAACTCTCAACTCTCTCCACTTTAATGATGAATCTTTCTCGAATCTTAAGACTTCCTCATAATTGACATTTCTCTCGATAATCTTCTCTCTAGGAATATCACATCCTTTGGCTTTTCTCAAGATGGTGTCTGTTAAGTCAGTGCCTAGTGACAACTCTAAATTGAATGGTCCTTTCTCTACAATGTCGCAAGGGTAGAATATAAAAGGTGATTTAACTTTAGGCACAGGATTGAGCTTTTCCTTTAGATTAGCCATTGACTCCATATATAAATCCGCCACCTTGTTAGAAGACACCTCTAAGGGGCAGTCGACTAAAGTAGACATTTCATATCTCTGCAAAGAAGACTGTAGTCTAGACTCATACAAACTGGTGTCAGAAACAACGTGAAAATCTTGTGTTCTGTCAGCGTCATCAAGGTTTATGTCAACATCTGCGTAATATTTTTCAAATATCTCGTCTTCCTCATAAACGTCCCCTAGAACATCACAGACATCCAGCAATCTTGTGCTATTTGTGTCTAAGAGGTCAATCATTTCATGCTTTCTTAAACCATAGGGATCTTCAGAAAAATACACATTTCTAGTGGTAAAGTTCACTTTAATCCTGTATGTAGTGTCAAGCATTCTCCGCTTTAGATTCAAAGACAGCCTCTTAATAGATGATACAAGCAGAGACCGCACTCTCTGAGATTTATAACTCTTCTTCCCTAACAGCAGTGAGTTCTCAGTGAAAGGAGGTGGAACTTCTAACACTTTGACTTCAATTTTAGGGTAGACAGAGTCAACATTCATGGACAACACTTCCGGCATATAGTCAGAAATGTAAGCAGTGACTGACTTAATGGTATCTAGAACATCACCTAACTCTGCCTCAATGTCACCATACATCTGTATACCAAACTCAGCAGCTGCGCCCCTCAAAGTAAAGATAGCTTCAGATGCATCACTATCTAAAGTCAAATAAACGTAATATGAGGATATTGGTATCCTAGATTGTGATACTTCCGTGTCGTACTTAGAAAAAAATTCTTTTGTTTTGACAACAGAATCATACCGAGTAGCCACTGTAAATTCCATAAGGAACGCCTTTCCTGTCGACACATAGATAAGATCTGGGGTTCTTTGTGAGTCGATACCTAAAATCTCAAAGTCAGAAAAAGGTTTTTCTTGGTAAGATTCCATCCCTAAGGCAGCTGTAGCATAAGTCTTCAAGAGGTTATGTCGAAGTTTGTAATACAACTTTGAGTCCACAGTTCTAATCGACTTAGACTTTTCCTTCAGCTTGGAAAGCGCCTTAACATAAGAAACAAAGTAGTTGATACTAACGTTCTCTCTATAATAAGGGCTGTTCTCTTCCTCGAATACTGATTTCATTTCTAACTTCAAAATACACCAG